TTATTAAATAGCTATTCGTAGTACGTGATGCTACAAGATGAATTTATTGTCTAGCTATAGTGCGTGAGCAAGCTACGTGAGTGCTGCAAATATCCGAGAGTACCATGCGTGAGTTGGGCAAACAAAGTCCTGCCGTAGAAAAGCAGGCAACTTTAAACCTACGGGTTTGAAAATCAGCAAGTGAGAGTTGGGGGGAAGCTGTGGGAGTTTCTCCTCGTTCTTACTATTAACTATCTGACAATTAAATAGTAAAGTGTTAAAATATTTTATACCTTTGCACTTTATTAAAAACACTATCAACATGGAATTAATTTATCTAGCTGTCGTTTTAGTTTGCGGTGGTATGGCAGTAAAAGAGTATAAGAAAATACTCAAGTAAACATCATTGTAGGGTGATGAAATTGGCAGACATGCCCTCCTGTCTCGGGGGTGTAGATCCTGGAATAAACTTTAGGATAGCGGGTTGACCACCATTGTGCACAACTTGTCCTATAGCTAACCTCTACGTGGAAGTTCGAGTCTTCCCCCTACAGCTCTAATGCAGTAGAATCCCAACTGCATAAAACACAATCATTAACATTGCGTATAAAAATTTAGTAAATCTATTCATATTACAAATATATGAATAGACAGATCAACTATTGTTAAACCTTTATTAAAAAATCATTAAACATGGCACAAATCAGCATGAATCAAACACAGAAACTTGAAGGAGTTATAGAACTTCTTAGTTTACAACAACAACAGCTTAACAATATTGATAAGCAACTAGAACAGTTATCTAAACTTATTAATGAGAACTCCAACAGTATCCGTATGATAGAAGGAGATCTTGAAGAAGTTAAAGGAGGCAAGACATGGTAGAGTTTATTATGTACAACAATCTTATGAGATGGGAAACTCCTGTATTGCTCTTAGTTTTGTATCTTGCGTGCAATTCAATTTATAAACTTGTAAAAAAGAAATTTTTATGAAAAACTTTTTAATTGCTATTATGCTACTCTCTGGAGTAGCGCAAGCGCAAGACTATTACAAATCTTCAGAATGGTCTATTTATAATTACGATAGAATTACTAACAAATTTTCTAAAGTAGGAACTAAAAAATCAGATACTAGAGTTATTATAAGTACAGATTATTTTGCTCTTGAGCAAGAAGACGGTAAATTTATACTAGATTTTTGGGATTATGTACACACAGATACATTAGGCCAGTGGTTTGTACCAAGAAATCAAGATGGTAGTATATGTGTGGGTACTCAAGACAGTACAATATATGTATTCTCTCATTATGATGAGACTATAGAGAAATTTACTGCAGTTACTGCATTACGTAAGATTAGAATTGTAGAACCTTTTAAAGCAATACCATGAGATTATTAACTATTTGCCTGTTACTGTTAGGATATACAGTACAGGCACAGTATTACAAAGCTAGCTTAACAACAGTATACACTTGGTCTGAACTAAAGCAAAAACTTATAGAAACATCTGTAGATTGGGAAGGTACATTAGTAGATGTAGACAAAGAGTATATTAAGATTAAAAAAGAGAATGGAGAAGTAATTAAAGAGTGGTGGGTATATTACAAAGAAGACGGCAAATTAGGAGACTGTTACATTACAGAAACTGAAAGCAAGATCTGTGTAAGTTCTCACTACAATACTATCTTTATTTATTACAAACACGATGAAGAGTTAGATAGATTCTTACATCTAATTACACTATCACACATAGTTAAATCAAAACCTTGGAAATGATGCACTTTATTCTATTTACAGCTACTATATTAGCAATAGTAGTTATTTGTATTGTATCTTACAATCTTAAAGATGATACAGAAAGTAAAACGTAAGACTTTTACTATTAGACCATCAGGACGCAGCACAGATTTTATATCACCATCATTTGGTTATGGTTGTTTATACGATTGTTCTTATTGTTACATGAAGCGACACAAGCCAGACGGCTTATCAGTTGCAACAAACACAGGTGACATACTAACAGAGATAAACAACCATGCTTATTTTACACCTGTAGATAAGCCAAATCAAACTCACCCAGATTTTACTACATACGATATTAGTTGTAACGAAGATTTTGCGTTACATGCTAAATATCATGATTGGCAAAGAATATTCCAATTCTTTAAAGATCACCCTGTAGCTATGGGTTCGTTTGCAACTAAATATGTGAATCCAGATCTAATACATTTTGATCCTAACGGTAAAATAAGGATTAGGTTTAGCCTAATGCCACAGCACATGTCTGACATACACGAGCCATACACATCTAAAATTATTGATAGAATTAAAGCTATCGACGCATTTATAGATGCAGGCTATGATGTACATGTGAATTTTAGTCCAGTTATTGTAACAGATACCTGGTTAGAAGATTACGAAGACTTGTTCCATATGCTTAACGATTACGTTGACTATAAAGATCAAGTATTAGCAGAAGTTATATTCTTAACACACAACGAAAATAAACACGAAAAAAATCTAATTAGACATCCAGAAGCAGAAATTGATCTTTGGAATCCTCCAATACAGGAAGAAAAAGTATCACAATTTGGTGGAACTAACATAAGGTATGCACGACATCTTAAACCTGAATACATAGATGTATTTAGAGCTATGCATGAGCGTATAATACCTTGGAACACAATTAGATACATATTCTAAAAACTAAATCATTATGCCAAGTAAGAAATACTTAGATTATATTCCTTTAGAGCCTAAAAAGAAAAAGGCAATAAAGAAAAAGAAGGATACGACAGGATTAGTTACAAAAAGTACATTTGAATTAATGTTTGGATTTAACTACCCTACAATGAACGTTATCCCTATTGCAAAACACTTAAAATCATTTAAAAACCCTTATTATAACGTAACAAAATGGCAAAAGTAGTAGATTTTCAAGAGCTAGGCCTTATCCAAGTGCCTGAAAAAACAGAGACTTATATACCAATAAGTCACCAAGAATTAGTAACAAAAATTAAAGAGGCTGGTACAAAGCATTATGGCGTATCTCCTTACCAAGAAAACCTAGAAGTAAATCATAGAGGCCAGCAAATGTTTGGCAGCTTAACATTTCACCATGGAGGTAGTTTAAGTGGTAATGGTATGGATAGAAGTATTGGTTTCCGTAACTCTTACGACAAGACATTACCTGTAGGTGTGTGTGGTGGGGCACAAGTAACTGTGTGTTCTAACCTTATGTTTGTAGGTGACATTATTAAGATGCGTAAACATACGCAGAATGTAGAAGAAGATCTTGATAAACTTATACAAAAGTTATTTAAAGATGTAGACGCTAGATATGATCAGGCGCATTCAGATGCAGGGTATATGCAAGAAATACCTCTCAGTAATGAGCAGGCTGCAGATTATTTAGGACAGTTATTTGTTAATCAAAATGTTTTAAATAGTTCTCAGATAAATAAAGCTGCAGATGAATGGTTTAATTCTAAAGACTTTACATCTAGAACTTTATGGTCTGCGTACAATGCGTGTACAGAAGCACTTAAATCTGCACACCCTTCTAATGCTTTGGAAAAGTACACTAAATTACATACATTTACAGAAGATTACACCCTAAACGCGTACAAGCAACATGTCCAAGACGAAATTTCTTCTATAGAAAGTGCTGAACCGCCAATATGGGTTTAAAACTAATGTAATATGAAGAATAGTCCCTATAAAGGAAAAGTTCTAGATTTTGATGAGATATTTCACATTTATCAAGTGTTGAAATTTTATTATGAAGATCTAGAAACTTTACCTCCAGCTGCCGTAGCAGATATAATGAAGTTAGAGTTTGGTTGTATAATAACTGAAAATGACGTATATTTATATCTTCTAACGGTACAAAATAGGGACACCGAAGGTAATTTAAAATGTCATGATTAATTGTATCGAATGTGAAGGAGAATTAAACTGTTTACCAGATGATGCTCTGGTAAATTTAACTGAAGAGGAACTAGATAAATACCTAAATTGTGATGAAAGTGTCTTTAAACTTAACCAAGTTGAAAGGCAACAAACTTACTCCTAGTGAGTTTGTTTATATGCTTCTAAAAAGTGAAGGAGATAAACAAGCTGACAAATACTTAGAAATTTTACCCTTAGACAGAGAAAAACTACAGACACGCGGCTTTGTGAAAATAATGCCCGATGAGTCACTTACACTCCGTCAAAAAGCGTTGGATTTATTTAAAGTAAGAGGATGTGAAGATTGTTGGAATCAATTTGTTGCGGCTTATCCTATGAAGGATCAGAGCCGTCCATTGCACAATGACAAAAGACGTAACAAGCTTAAGTACATTGCGCTAATCGAAAGAAACCCAGATCTACATGAAACTATTCTGCAAGCTCTAGAAAATGAGAAAGAAGATAGAAAACGTGCAAGCTGGATTAATGAATTTCGTCCACGTTGGAAAATGATGTCGTCGTATATAAACCAAGAATCTTGGACTATGTATGAAAACACAGCACATAACGAACCAATAACAGACGATGAAGAATACGGAGGAGATTTAATATGAGCGAAGAACACAAAGCGTTACCTTGGCGTCACATTTCTAAAGCATCTAGTGCAGCATTACGCTACATAGATGGTAGAAGAAAAGGTGAAATTAAATCCCTAGCCACACCATGGAAAAAGTTTAACAACATATCTATGGGTGGAATAGAATGGCAGACTATCACAACTATTGCTGGTATGTCTGGTAGTGGTAAAACTGCAATACTCGGTCAGCTAGAAACAGGATTGAAAGATCTTAATCAAACTGACGATTTTGCAATACTCTCATTTAACTTTGAGATGCTATCTTCAAGATTAATAGGTCGTAAGCTTAGTAATAAGATGAATCTTACGACACAGCAATTGTATAGTGCATCAGAAAGCTTTCAGCTTAATGATAACTATTACATGAACGCTGTACAAGAAGCTCGCAAGTTAAATAAGTATGATATAAACTACGTAGATATTCCTGGTAGTGTTAAATCTTTAGAAGCAACTATATTAGCTTTTTCTAAAGAGAAAGACAAGCCAGTTATAATTATGTTAGATCATACTCTTCTCGTAAAGAAGGCAGGCGGTGCGCAGGATAGAGATTTACTCTATGATCTGATGGCAATGTTTAACGGATTAAAAAAAGTTATTAGAGTAGCATTTATTCTAATATCTCAAATGAACCGTAACATAGAGGCATCAGAGCGTATCCAAAACCCTGATTTACACTACCCTAAGAAGCAAGACATCTTTGGTGCAGATGCATGTTACATGTATTCAGATATTGTAATGGTATCACACAGACCAGAGATGCTTGGTATTAGGGCATACGGCCCAAAGAGATGGCCTACAAATAATGCTATATTTTGGCACTATTTAAAGGTTAGAGAGGGCGAGCCTTGTATTGCTTTGATGCAGAATGATTTGGCTCATAATCAAATATTAGATGCTAAACCTGCAAGCTACTCAAGCAATGAAAATCAAGAAGTACGAGAAGAAGGTGTCAGTAATCCTTCTGAACAAGCCCAAGGCTAGAGACTGCGATTATGTTTTATATGCTTTTGTATTATTGTCATACAATGTCAATATACACGATCTAAGCACTAAGGATTTCTTAAAAGGTTTACACGATAAAATTTATCCTTCATTTGAAGGTGTAGGTAGGTGTCGTCGTAAACTACAAGAGAAACACAAAGAGCTTAGAGGAACTAAGTGGAACGTAAGACACGCAGAACAAGAAACAGTAAAAACCGAAATCAATTTATTTTAACATGGCACAAGAAGTATTAATAGTTGGCGCTAGTGGAACAGGGAAATCCACTTCAATTGAGAACTTAAACCCTGAGTCAACATTCATTGTAAACGTAGCTCGTAAGGCGTTACCATTCAAAGGATGGAAGACTAAGTATCCTATATTCAACAAAGAAAATACTAAAGGTAATTTCTGTTCTACAGATGTACCTAACGAGATTCTTGGCTGTTTGAATTACATTAATGATAAACGTCCTGAGATAAAGACGATTATTGTTGATGATTATCAATACACTATGGCTAATGAGTACATGCGTAGAGCAAACGAGACTGGCTTCAAGAAGTTTACTGAGATTGCTCAGAATGCTTGGTCAGTTATCAATGCAGTTAAAGCTATGCGCGATGATTTATTAGTTGTGTTTATGATGCACTCGGAAGTTACCTTTGATGCACATGGTAACAAAGTAACAAAAGCAAAGACTATCGGTAAAATGATGGACAATGTAGTTACTCTCGAGGGTATGTTTACAATTGTATTGTATACAGACGTAACGAAGGGTGAAAACGGTATGGAGTACACGTTTATTACACAAAATGACGGTACTAACACTGGTAAAACCCCGAAAGACATGTTTGGATCTGTTAAAATCCCAAACGATTTGCAATTGGTAGCACAAGCTATCGAAGATTATCAATAATTTAGTAATTAATTCTTAAAACGAGAGAAAAATGTACGGAAGTAACGTAGAAAGTAACAACACAGGCGCAGTTATGCCAACAGTAGGTATTGTAGAAAACTGTGAATTAGTAAGTGTAACATTGAACACTGACAAAGGTGGAAGACTTGACTTTGAGTTTAAGCAGCCTAATGGTGCAACAGTTAAGCATGCAGAATTCCCTGCTAATCCAGACTATGGTGATGTAGAAAAGCAAGCAACAGATGTATCTCGTCGTGTTAAGCACATTGCTACTAAATGTATGGCAGAATCAGAGTTTGTTATTACTGATGTAAGTACTTTTGAAGAGTACGGACACAAAGTAGCTACTTTGATGGGTCAAAAGTTTATTGGTAGAAAATTTAGAATGTTATTTATTTACAAAGGTAAATATGTAGCACTACCTAAATACCCTAACTTTATCGAGGGAATGGAAGTACCTGCAGACAATACTAATATCTATATTTCAGACTGGAATAAGAAGAAACTAGTTAAACCTGAACCAGATGCAGTAGCGGCAGGCCCAGAAGTTGTAGTAGCAACAGGCGGAGCTGAAATGCCATTCTAATGTACGGTAGTGCAGTAGTAGAACTAAGTGAAGAAGAGATTCTAAGTAGGGTAACCTGCTTAGACATCTTTTCTTACTATATAGGTAAAGACTTTAAGTATGGGAGAGCTATGTGCTCTCCTTTACGTAAAGACAAATCTCCTTCGTTCACTATTTTCAAGCACAGTAGCGGTAAATATTTCTTTAAAGATTTTAGTACTGGCGATGCTGGCGATTGTTTTGCCTTTTTAGGTAAAATGTTTGGCCTCACTAGATTTGGTACTTATCGACTTATAGATAATGATTTTCAGTTAGGTATTTCTAATACATCTTTTAAAACTCCCACTAAACAATATGTGGGTAAGCATATAAAAGAGCTTGAGGATATTGAACCCTCATCTACTACTATACAAATTAAATCACGTCCTTGGAATGCTAATGAGGATAAGATATTCTGGTCTAAGTATGGAATTGATTGTAGCATATTAAATAAGTTTAACGTTAAACCTGCACAACATGTGTTTATTAACGACAACTTAATTGTTAGTGCAACTAAATACAATCCTATCTATGCTTATGACTTTGGTGATGGTAAAATGAAAATATACCAACCATATAGCAAAACTTATAAATGGCTAAGTAATACTAATGTATCTGATCTACAAGGTTTGAGTCAACTTCCTAAAGGAGGCGATACATTAGTTATTACTAAGTCTTTAAAAGATGTTATGTGTTTAGATATATGGAATATACCATCTATTGCTCCTGCTTCTGAGAGCTGTGTCATTCCTGCTGATGTTGTCAGCAAATTGTATGACAGATTTAGAAGAATTTACATATTATATGACTTTGATCGTACTGGCATATCTTTTGCCAATAAACATAGAAAGTTATATAGTTTTGAGCCTTTATTTTTTACCAACGGAAATTTTAATACCTTTGACTACAAAGTAAAAGACTTTTCCGACTTTATAGCTCTTAACGGAGTTAGAAAAGCGGCCGAACTAATAGAATATGTATGCCAAGAGGAATATTTATACCAGGGAATGTCCCGTCAAGTAAGAATGGTAGAAGATGGACAGGGAGATACTTTATAGTATCCAAACAAACTCAAAGATATTACAAAGAAAGTAAAGATTTTTGGGAAGACAATAAAGAAGAGTTTCGTAAAATGATCAAAGGTAAATCTAAGCCTCATAGAATCTCATTTAAGTTTGTACGTAAGAGTAAGCACAAGTTTGATTATATCAATCCTGCGCAAACAGTACAAGATCAAATGGTAAAATATGGGTGGATTTCTGATGATAATGCAGATGAAATACTTCCAATATTTGTTCAGTTTGATTACGATAAAGACCGTCCAGGAGTTTATATTAATGTTTTAAAATCTTAAAAGATGGCTAAAAGCTTAATTAAATATTCACAAGAGTTTAAAGATAAATGTTTTAACAATCTTAGATTCTTTATGGATATAAGGCTGCTGATGTCTGCAATAGACAACGGTAGAGATAGTATTGTGAGGTATTATTTAGAGCAAGCGCTAGAAGATGATGGATTATACGTGGATGAGCACATTCATGATGATGGTTCTCGTAAAATAGCAAATGCTAAGATACATGCTCACAAGGTAAGACAAGAATTGTACAACGAGTACATGGAATTATTAACTAAAACACTTGATACACAAAAAGATGTCAGACGAAAATTATTACGGTAGAGAAGAAATCTCTAACAGCGATTTAAATGAGCTAAAAGTATCTCCCCGCAGATTTGTAATGCGTAAAGAGAGAGAAATGCAAACTAAAAGCGCTGCATTAGAGCTTGGTACTCTTATTCATAAGTTTACACTTGAGCCTGAAAAATTTATCATAGCAGACGTTGAGCCTGTAGGTGGTAAAATGGGCGAGTATATTAAAGCTTATTTTGAATTAGAGAAATCAGGGTTAGAAGAAAGTAAAATACCAGAGATGGCTTATTTGCATGCTCAGTATAAACCTGCGCATTCTAAACCTGAAACAATTCTTAAAAGTTTTAAGAATAAACCAGAAAATATTGCATTTTATAAATTCTTAAAAAATGCAGATGGTAAGATTGCTCTTACAGCTAAAGATAAACAAATTGTAGAAGGATGTTTAACATCTTTACAAGGACATGTTGTTGCAAATAAATTATTGTTTGCAGAACAAGAAGAAAGTTTTAACGAGAAAGAAATTTTCTTTAATCAGCATGGAGTTAAATGTAAATCTAAGCTAGACAGATTAATCGTAGATAAGAAAAATAAAGTTGTAACAGTAGTAGATCTTAAAACAACAAGTAGTCAAGTATATGGCGAGTGCACACCACTTGGTACAGATACAGGATTCTTGATGAGAGATTGGCATGTTACAGGATTTATGTACTCTTGTTTACAATATTCTTATTACAGACAACTTGCATTTTATATTAATGCAGTTAAAGCTGAATACCCTGATTATAAAGTAGATGCATTTATTGTCGCAGTAGACACTAAAGGTTCTTACGATTCAGCGGTATATCAACTTCCTAAGGAATGGCTTGACAAAGGTAACGAAGAGATTCAATGTTTGTTAACTGAGTTAAACCATTATAAAGAAACTAACAACTGGAGCGTTAAGCAAGGGTTCGAAGAAACAGTAACTTATTAGATGTAAATTATGACTATGAAAACAAAATCTTTTACCTATATATTGCCTTTAATGGCACACTTTATAGATTTAAGAAAACGTAATCTAGTCAACACTTTTATCGGATGTAGTAATTATCCTGAATTGGATAATCATATATTCCTTCTATATAAGTTTCATGGTACTAAAGAGTATATATTATATGAAGAACAGTTAGAGAACAATACTTTATTTGAGAAAAAGTTTGATCCTGACAAAGAGCATGTAATGTTTGCATTTAGAGTCCCAGAAGATTACCAGGATATTTATGATCAGTTTAAAGCTGGTAAATATTCTGAATTTCCTGAAGACTATAAAATACAAATCTTTAAGTATCATAATATTATTTCTGCAGAACACAAAGTTGCAAAAGTTTTATTTAAACATCCAGATCTCAGAGAGGAATTAGAAGAAAGGATAGGTGTTGAAATACCTGAGAACATGGAAGTTTCATCCATACCAGATATGAATCTAGAAATTTACTAAACACACACACATGAAACTGACACAACACAAGAACGTCGATGAAGTCATTGGCGTTCAAAAACAGCACAAATTTAAAATTACAGACGGATCACAGGCTATCATTATGGATAGCCTTATTAATTTATACTCGGACCCTATTGGTTCGATTGTCCGTGAGATCACTTCCAACTGTATTGATGCAAACCGTGAGCGAGTACTAAAGCTAGATAGTAAAATTCCTATGGAAACAGGGGATGATACTAGCTACTGGAGCGACAAGCAAACAGTTTGCATTGAATACGTTGAGAAGAACACAATTCTAGGAGTAGATGAGTGTATTATGTTCCATGATTACGGTTGCGGTCTTTCACAAGAGCGCGTACAAAATGTATTTACTACATTCGGTGCGTCAACTAAAAGAGATAATAACTATGAGATCGGGGGCTTTGGCCTTGGTGCGAAATCACCTTTGGCTTATGCAGATACCTTTTACGTATCTAGTAGACACAATGGTACTGAGACATATTACATGATTTATCGTAACAACGATAACGTGCCGCATATGGACCAGGTATACCAGAGAGCTACAGATGAGAAAAATGGTAGCAGTGTAATTGTACCTATTAAAGATGGCTATTACGATAGACGTAAATTTAGAGAGGCAATTAACGAACAGCTTTGTTTCTTTAAGAACTTAGTCTACAAAAATGTAGAAGAAGCTCTAGGAGAGATAAAGAACTACTATACTTTACAGAATAAAGGTAAAGTAATAGAGGATACAGAAGACTATGTACTTACTAACGATGGTAGAAATTTATTTCTATTAGTTGGAGATGTAGTATACCCTATTAACTGGGATTTACTAGATGATAATGAAATCTCATACAAAGCTAGTGTAGGCGTAAGATTTGATATTGGTGTATTAGATCTTGTACCTTCTAGAGAAGAACTTCGTTATACTCCTACTACTATATCAGCTATTAAAGCTAAACTGGCTACACTTAAAGCTAAGTTTAAAGCTGATGCTGCAGCTGATTATACTATGACAGACTATGTCGAGTATTTAATTGGTATAAGTAGTTTGTCAAGCTCAGGAGGTAGTAGATATTATTCTTTAGAGAGTGATTGTCCTAAAGCTATTAAAGCTAGTATGGCTAGTGTGGGTGCTTATGACATTCCTTTTACTGGTAATGCTAACTTGACTCCTGCAAAGTTCCATAGTGGTAATACTGCCTTTCACCAATTATTTGATGGTGTGAGTGTATTCTATGGTAAGCTAATTACTAATAGTTCTGCTATTGGAGGTGAAACTATTACTTACAGAGAGATTAATACTTGGGATGACTTCTTTATGTTTGCTAGAAATCATAAACACTTGTATTATGTAGACGGTAATTTTAGTACTCCTAAAAGCTATACCATTACTGATGAGGAAGAAAGTTTTATAGCTTTCAAGATAGACGCAGCTAAAAGAGGTGCTAAGATTAATGACAAGACTAACTTTGTTGATCCAAGAGCAGATTATTTAAAAGTTTCTACATTTAATACTGTATCAGCGCTTTTAAAGAAATCATCTTTTGTTAAATCCTATGCAGATGTAGAGGAGAAAGAACTTTCTGAAAGCTATGGAGCTGTACTAGATAGTAAAACACGTCGTAAAGTAAACAAGCAAGTATTTGCTCGTAACGCTGAGATTAAGTCTGATGGTTACAATACTGAGATTAAGTATACCAACCAAGAATATAGAATCTCAGATCTTCAAGACTTGTTATTACCTCGTGATGGGAAATGGACTCCTGACTTAAAAGCTGTTGTATACGCAGAGACTAAAGATGTAGATGAGTTAAATAAGGTTGTTAAAATTATATCTCATAATAAACAAGAAACTACTGAGGCTTACCGTTATGGTACCCAGAAGTTTGAGAACCATTATCGAGTAGTAAAAGTATCTAAAGATGTTGCAAAGCAATTTAAAGACATTGAAGGATTTATAACAGCTGAAGAATTTATGAAATCACCTACACACTTACAATCATTTATGACGGCACAGAAAATCAAAGAATATAAAAAGTCTTTTGAGTTTCTTGAAAGTTTTGGGCATAGAGACTCTAATATTAGTAATCATCTTTGTGAACTTTATAAAGATCTAAAGAACTATGATGATAATAATGGAGTAGACTCTTGCTGGAGATGTGATGATCAAATGGCTCCTATAGTTAAAGAAATCTTACAGTTAGATATAGCCGATGAGGTTAGATATGACATGAAGATTATAAATAAACTAGAGGAAGTCGTTGAATATTCTCAAGGACTAGATCTTTTGAATCATGTACATTTTACTGATGATTCTAGGAAATCTGTGATAGATTTCTTATCTTTAAA